GTAGGTAAGGCGTCCTTTGATGCAAAGTTAGTTGCTTTAGTATAATTAGACATATTTAAAGTACCTTACCTTGTTTGGCATATAATGAAATTTTCTGTAATGACATAGGTGCGCCACTTATATCAGTAGTAAAGCCTATCTGTATAATGTCACCTGCGCCTTGTGTTGATGCTTTTTGTTCGTCTATTAGAACTGACCCAGAATACTTACCTATGCCATACTCGGTTATACCATATTCAAATACTGTTCCTGTATCTAAAGTAAATGTATAACTAAAATATACTGGGCTATAATCATAACCAATCTTTAATGCAAAGGTTTGGCCTGTAGCACCTACTGTAGTGGCTGATAACTTCTTTACTATTTTAGAAACATTAGCCATACCTAGATCAAAGAATCTGCTGTAGTAAGCCATTTCATATTTAGAACCATCATCCTGATAACCTTTGTACTCTGCTATTCCGTTAGCCTCTGCAAAATACAAAGTAGAGTCTATAGACAAGAATCCTTTAGGCGATACAGAGGGCCAGATAGTTGCTCTAAATGACCCATCCTCTAAAGGCGTCCTAGTGTCAAACACAAAAGTCTGTTGTGACGTAGGGAAAGTTATAAGGTAGAAAGCATTAGTAGGTGAGTATGTTGACTTAATTAAATTAATGTTCTCAGAGTTAATAGCCTGTATTACATCATCACGTACATTCTTAGAGATGTCTCTCATAGGCTGAGATTTCTCTTGTATGGTACGACTTAATGAACGTATACCAGTGTTACTTAAGAACAATATGTCTTCACCAGTGTTCTGTACTGAGTCTCTAGCAATACAACCTACACCTTCAATTACCTCCACTAAGGTTAAACTAGAAGTAGTCATACCTGCTTGGAAGTTGTTTCCATCACCATAAATAATAATGTTGTTTTTACAAAAGATAACTAAGAATCCGTTATGGGCACCTAAAGCAACAATCTCATCCATGCCCTGTGTAAGTACAGAAGATATATTAATGTTACCAGAAGTACCTCCTGACCATGCAGTACCATCAAGAACATCAGTAAAAGAAACTGTATTCTTATTAGTTGCTGTGTCAGCAGCCCATAAACGACCATAAGCTGCCAAGACTGTATGGGCACTTGGAGGAGTACCTGCCCTACCTGAGTGTGTTACTATTGATTGAAAAGTGTCTGCACCTCCATCATTAGTATACACAAGTGGTAAGTAACCACGTTGGAAGAAATAATGATGATTGTTCAATGTAGCAGTCTGCCAGTTACCAGCAGCTATAGTGTCACCAGTTGAGGGTGTTAGAGTTACTAAGTTAGTAAGTCCTTTGTAAAACTTGTTGACACTAAATGACAAAAGTGTATCAGCGCCTACAACATCCTTAAAGTTAGATACGCCCGTAAGGTTTACACCATTGTTTCCATTGGCTGAACCATCCTTTCTTGTACTTAAAGTCTGCCAGCCCTTACGTGAGCCTAGTCGTCCATACTTATCTATAACGCAGTTGTCTGCTTGTAGTGCAAAACCTTCCTGTAACGTAACACCAGACTCTTGAGTGTTTAACCCGTAGAACGCTGGTGCTGAAATAGAGGAAGACATTAGTTGTTTAGCCATCTTTAGCAAGCCTCCCAGATCAGTTCCTCAGGGTGCTTGTTGGCATCTAGTGCAATAGCGTCAGATAGGTAAACAGAAGCAAGAGCCTTAGCTGATACTGCTGACATTCCTCCATCTTCACCACGTTCCTCTAGGGCCATAGCGTAAGCTAAAGCTTGTACTGGTAAAGTAGGTACACGTATTGTATCTGCATTATTTACAAGTTCCTGTGACCTCATAATGACGTTAAAATAGATTGTAAATACTCCACTAGGAATAGGATACAAGTCTACCTGTGTGTCGCCGCCTACACTTACACCATTGAATACATAGTAATCAGGATTACCTTTAGCTGGTTCAGAGTTAAGAAATACGTTGTTAAACCAGTGTGGGTCTTTATATTTTAAAAATGAATTACCTGTAAGATTCACTACGTCAATTATAGATACATTGTTACCTGAGTCTGTAAGAACATAGTTGAATACACCATCTTGGGTAACTACTGTTAATGTCTGCCTAAGTACAGACCAGTTCCACGCTGACTCAACAAACTCTTTAGCATCATTAATAAATAAGCTAATTAGTTTTGAGTAGCTATTCTCGTTAACACTGTCAACCTCACGTTCCCGTAGCCTCACAAGTACGTTGTTTACCATTTCTTTATGTGTTTTCATGTGGCTTTACCATTTAGTTTTTCTACTGTTCTAAGCCCTGCTAGGCCAAGCATTGCTAACGTCAGTTCAAGCATTGCATCTAAGGGTAGATCAGGGCTACCTAGCTCTGGTGCAATCCATTGTAGGATAGGGTTAATAACAAATGCAAACAAGAAACCTAAGCCACATACCCACATAAGAAAGGGTCTAGCTCCAGCCACAAAAGTAGACCTGTGATTAGCCTGTACTTTCATAATCTCTGCTTGCATCATAGAGGGACGCATAGCTAACTTCTGCTTAAGTAGTTCGCCTTGTGCCCTTTCCTCATCTGATGTAAACACACTATCTATGATGTTACCAATGGCTTCTATAGGCTGTGCAACAGCACTACCGCCTCCAAAGAGACTACTTAATATACCCATTAGAATGTTCCTTCTTTAAAGTAAAGCCAACAAGCAAACAACACTGCACTTGCAATCCACATAATCTTTTTAGTTACTGATTTACCTACGGCTAGGTAGAACCTTTCATAAGCTTTGTCTGCTGCTAATTCAGCTATTTCATTCTTCTCTGCTTTTGTCAAATCACTCACTAATAATATCCTTTCATGTAGACAGCTATTCCAAATAGTAATCCTAGTGCTATTATCATACAGATTCCTATATTAATAGCTAACGCAACATCGTTTTGTAGTTTGTTATTTCTTCTAATACGAGCATTTATTTTACTTTGTTCTTCTTCCTTTCTCTTCCTGTGCCACTCAGCCTCAAATTTTACAAAGTCGCTCCACCCATTTAATCGACTTTTCTTTAGGTGAAACTCAAGTTGAGAACGCTGAACTCGTTGTTGCTCGGCAAATTGATAGGCTTCTAGGGCTGTGCCACGGCTGTTGGCATCTCCAGCTTTCTCTTTTACTTTCTGAGTTGCTGATAGGTAGTCATTCACTTGACCACCTACTTCGTATAATTGCTTGCCGTTCTTCAAGGCGGTGGAGAGCGTCTTCCAGATAGCGTTGGCTATGGCGATTTCTGCTAACATGTCCAAACCCTCTTTGTGTATTCTTGTGGGACTCCGTAAGGCTCCCTAGATGGTTGTACTACAAGGTACTCTGCATTTACTCTGTTTACTGATGGTTCAATTAAAAGCCCCTGCCCTAAAGGAGCTAGGGAAGGAGACACGTGTACAGGATATATTTCTAAAGGACTTGAGTTCATTATATACTCTGCATATTTTTAACACAAAAAGCTGTAGTAGTTTTATTAGCTTCTACCTTGACTACTGAATATCCTACCATCGGGCTAACCACAAGTTCGTAACCACCTATTGCACCTACACGTAATAATTCTAATCTACAATCATCAAAGGTGCTATAGCTGGACACCATCAAAGGAACTTGAGGCTGACCACTGGCTAACATTGTGGCTAACACGATAGCCCACATTAGTAGTTACTACGTATTTTCATTGCTGCTTTAGGTGGTGCTTTCTTTTTACCTGCTAGGTTTTTCTTAGGTTTTGCAGGTGGACGACCTACTTTAGTGCCATATGTTCCTTTACCTTGTGGCATGATTACTTACCTCTCTTCTTAACTGTTAGTTCACTTGCGTGAAACAAAGGTTTACTAGAGGGAGTATGTTTAGCTCCTGTCATAGCTTTACCTGCTGTTTTATGAATAGCACCTTTGTACTTAGTGCCGTTTTTTAAGTAATGATTTACTCCTTTCATAATTACGCTACCTTCTTTTTAGCTGTCTTAGCGGCAGCAGCAAAATTACTGGCTGTAGGCCTACCTTTGGCCCCCTTAGGTTTCATTACTTCTTTAGACCCTGCTTTAATCCTTTTCTTCTTAGCGTTTATATTAGCGTACAGACTCAAGATCACCTCCTATTACTACCATTTCGTTTTATTAGCCCAGTATGCTGCTGAGGTTTTACCCTTAGCAATATTCTTAGCGTGTCGTGCTTTAAATGCTTTGTTTCTGGCTGTTCCATCAGGGCTACCTGTAGAACCCTTCTCACCAAAGCGTATCATACGATCTTTACCATCATCTTTTATCAAGACAACGTGTGACTTCTTACCCTTTGCGCTGGCTTTAGGCTTGTTGTAGCCAGAAAAGGTTTCACCTCTGTAGGTTATGCTCATACTATCGCTGCCCTTGATGTTGCTCTAGCTAAAGTTATCGCTTCTGGCACTGCTACTGATGTTTCAGCATGGCGTGTGATGTACCAATCGGTGCTGTCTAGGTAAGCTTGGCTGGTTGCGTTTAGTTGTAATTGAGAAACAGACGCTACAGCCGCATCAAACTGTGATTCTGTAATAGAGTTGTCTGTCCATTCAAAGGCAGCAAACGTCAATCCACATGTTCTATTTAAATAAGTAGTAGTTGGATGTGCCACAGCTATTGCGTTACAAATTAGATTTAGATTTTCCACTAGGCTTCTATCTCCGTTACTCTTATTAAATTAGAACCATATGTATTACTAAAATTAAGTCTTCCAGAAGAGGCCTCTTTTTTTATCTGTACATGATAGGTTCTAGCATTTAAGTTTGAGCTATTCTCTTTGAAAGTGCGATAACATTGAGGGGTTCTGTGGAACTGATTACTTGAATTAACATTGTCGTGAAAATATCCTACACTAAGGGAGGTTGAGGCTTTAAAAAGAGAAATTCTCCATTCTATGTTGACAGTATTTCCAAGTCCGTAAAGTTGCAAACCAACAACGCCTTCAATTATTAATTTTGAAGTTGCACTTTTAGGTGTAAAAGCCAAAGAACAAATTATATGTTCGGCTGTGTTTGTTACTGCCCCACTGGTAACTAGGACACTGCTTTCAGCGATTTGCAGAACTGAACCTGACGGCATCTGGCTAGTTCCAACATCAATAGCTAAACCTTCAATGTCAGCCTTAGTCTGGTCTGCTGTAGCAGTAGCCTCTACTGCGCTGAGTAGAGATAAGTTTCTTGCCTTAGTCATGCTACTCTCCTATTCTGGATTTGATGCAGCTACATGAGCAGCGAGAGCAGCGACAACAGCATCGGTGTGCACTGCTGCACAGATTGCTTGTACTTCTGTAGACTCTGCTGAGTAGTCGTCACCTGCGTTAACTGTGTGTCTGTGGAAGCTAGATGATAACTCCACATTATCTTCCATAACTGCCGTCTTTGTGCGAACTTGAACGTGCTTAAAAGAGCCACAAACTTCTATGCGGTC